GAAGCACCAGTTATTACTTGATCGTTTGTTGGTATAACTCCAGAAAGTAATTGAATCCACATCTGAGTACCTGCTGTTACAGAATCAATTGCTAACAATTGACCAGTACCACCTGACCAAGACAAAGCTTCTGGTTCTACAAATGTTCCTGTTGGACCATCTATATTGATTTGATGAGTAATACCTCTAAAGATATCACCATTAAGACCATATATAGTTTCAGCTGAACCTTCACGTTGAATCCACTTTGATCTTTCGTAAAACTCATTCTTACTTCTTGATCCAAGTTCCCAGTTAGAGTAGTAAAATTCATCTACTGTGTTACCATCAGCATCAATTGCAGAATAACCTTCTTTGTCATTTACAATGTCAGTCCAAGTAGCAATAGTACCTTCTGCAGTCTGGTTGTTTCCATCCGTGTTGGCAGTAAGTGCTAATGTGTTGTTACCTCTGTTTGTTCCACCACCAATAGAGAATTCTGTGTAGGCAGTTCCTAATACTCTTTGAGTACCAATAAGTCTACGACCATCAATATCAGATCCACCTGTTCTTACTTTAACTAAGAACCTGTGAGATGTAGAAGATAGTGCATCTGATACAGCAGCAATCATTTTTGCTTCGTTCCAGAAGTCATTAGTAAGTCTAGCACCATTTTGTATTACCTGAATACTAGTTGCGTTACCAAACGTCTGAATACCATCATAGATAGTATCTCCTGCGTCTTGAGTTAATGATCCATCGTAGATGTATTCTACAGACGCATCGTCTAAATTACATCCGTTTAATAACGTGATGTTTGTATCCGCACCCCCACGATCCGAAGGTGTTTTGTTGATAATCGAAAGTTCGTCATCTCCAGAGTCTTGCTCTTGATCTGCGAAATCTCCTAGAGCCCTGTGGAGCTCAATTGTTGTGGCGTAAGAAGGAGTGGTTCCTGTGTGCGTATCGCCAATATAGCGAACGTCCAATGCGGCCCCATTCCTTGTAATACTCCAATCTAATGCTACAAATGCCATAATTGTTTCTTGTTGTTAATTAATTAATAATATATATATATAGTTAAGTACAATTATATGTACGTTAAACTCAATCTATTTGTCCAATCTGTTTCTAGATTAGTCAAGTTTTGTCCAAATGTTTCAACACCGTCAATACATTTTTTTATTGTAATTACACTGTTTAATAAATAGCCACTATAAACAGTAGTTCCATCTGCATCACTTCTATAATCAGTTAATGTGTTTCCTGAAATATACCCAGCATCATTTGTTAGAGCCGATACATTGTCAGTTGCCTGCAAATACACTTCATCGTTAAACAACTCAGAAATATTATCCCCAGACTGTATAGCAGTATCTGCCAAGGCACCTTGTGCAGCAGTTGCGTAATCTGCATCATTAAAATCTGTTATATCAGCTTTTACATGATTATGGTCTGTATCTGCTTTACCATCTAGGGCTAATTGAGTTAATGAACCTATAGGTTTATTTACATCAGAAGTATTATCTACATTACCTAAACCTACATCAGTCTTGTCTACTTGATGAGGATTTTCTAAGTCAGCTATATGATTACTAATACTTGAGGTATTAGCTGCTATTAGTATTTCATTTTGGGCTAGCTGCTGATCTATAAACTTACTATCAGATACCCATACATTTCCTAAAAAAGCATACCATCCCATAGGGTAGTATGTTCCTCCTAAAGATCCAGGAAGCCATGCTGTACCTGTATCGTATAAGACAAAAGCAATAGATCCTTCGTCAGCAATTGAATCTAAATCAGAATACCTATCAACTATTGTTGCACTACCACTAGCAGTTGCATTTACTGTTCTAGGATCTCCATTTTCATCATAAATATAAAGCTTCCTAGTATCTGAAGCAACGTATATTGTACCAGGGTTGGCTTTACGAGCTTTTTTTCTATCAAATCCAAAAAACTGGTTTTGTGTTTGCTTCATTTTTGATTATCCCTTTGCTTGCATTATAATCCAATTGGTTCCATCTGACCAAGCTTGAACTCCACCATAAGGTTTATTTAATATGTACCCAGGTTGTCCATCAATTGTTTCAGCACCAGGAGCAACTAAATTTACTTTGTCGTTAGCCCCTATAGTCCCATCGTTAATAAATCTTATTACTCTATAAGGTTCTATTGCTGCAGATGGAAGCGTAAGGTCGTATTGTCCTGAAGCTCCTACCCAATTAAGATATACTACACCATTAGAATCTGAGTAAGATGATGTTCCACTTGGAGTAGCCTCTAATAAAAATGGCGTGCCTGTAGTTCCTAATTTACTGTACTTAAGAATATTTTCTGAAAATTGAAATACTTTAAGAGTGTCATTCCATACTGGAATTTGACCTGTAGTTGTTGCAGGACCATTAACATCTTCTAAATCTATAAGTAGTCCTCTCCAAGATGGTCTCACAAACAAAGTTCCATTAGATGGACTAGCATTAACAACAACCCCAATAAATATTTGTGCGTTTGGTGCTTCTGGCTTTACGTTTGTTAAAAATCCTGCTGTTACTTCACTTACATAAATTAAATCTCCATTAATCCAAGTCTGTCCATAATTTGAACCATTAGTGGGTATTCCTCTAACTTTTCCAAACCAAGTTACGTGTCCATCTGCTCCGTTAAGTATCTCTTCCGTAGATACTCCTAAGATGTAAGAGGAAGGGATTGTTCCATCTGCTATTGCAGGTGCAACTAATATTCTTCCTGAATTACCATTTGTTCCTGCAAACCTAACAGGCGTTCCATTTGCTATTGTACTACCCGTTGCGTTTCTTACCAATGGTGCAATTTCTTGTCCTAACTGATAAGTAACTCCACCACTCTGTAGATCCATTGTAGCTTCTGTTGCATTCCAAGTTAGTGAGCCTTCTCCTCCTGCACCACCAGATACTTGAAGACTTTGAGCTATAACTCCATTAACTCCCATGTCTAGATCTTGTACAGCTCCAGTATAAGGAACTCCAAAATCTCCTTGAGAAGTAACCAACACAGGAACTCCTAGATCATTGTAAAGAAACATTTTATTAGTGTCTGTTGCAATAAATAAAGTACCCGGAATTGATGAAATTGGTTTCTCAAGTTCATCTCCATAGAATTGGTTTTGTGTTAACTTTATTGCCATCTTGTTTTACTTTTTAGTTTGTGATGCTTTTGCTGCTTGACTTCTTTTAATATCTAATTCTTTAGCTTTCATTGACATATTATCATCATGCTTTAACATGTCGTTAGATAGTGCCTGTCTTTTTATCCCAAGCTCTTCTTCAAACTTTTCAAAATCATCATCATTTTCAAGCCCTGTATCACCTTGCTCTTTTTGTATTCTAGCTGTTTCAGCATTAAGCTCGGCAATATATCTTTTAGTTTCGTCTGTTCTATTAAACTTCTCTAACTCTATTCTTTTGTTCTCTTCGTCAAGTCTCTTAGTCTCTTCTATTTGCTGTTGGAATCTTTTGTTCTCTTCTTCCCCTTGTTTAGACTGAGCTTCCTTCATGTCATTCTCGCCTCTTTCAATGAGTCTCTGAATTTCTCTTACTGATGGAGAGTTGTAGATTTTAATAGCAGTAGAGAAAGAAAGCATCTGGTTTTGTAATCCCATCTGTACCATTCCATCTAACTTTTGCTCTAATCTATTTATCTCATCATCATTAGATACCATTAATCCGTATTCTTCTTCAGCAAACTGATCTCCATCAATTTCTGCTAGTTGACGAGTCATGTCGTCTCCAATGTAAGAAAACTTTATGTCTTTACCTTTGAGTGCTATTTTAGCTGTCTCAATAAGTATTTGAAAACATCTTTTCTTACAATAGTCATGCAGTGTAAAGATTTCTTCTGTAATGTGATTGGACTGGCTAACAGCTCTTTCTATTCCGCCGACAGTCTCCCTGTTCTCGACTTGTCCTAGACGTTGTCTAGAAACACCTGTTATTTCGTCCATTTGTGATTTAGCAAACTCCATCATATCGATGTGAGTTTGTATGAAGTCTCCAACTCTTTGCTCAAGAACTCTACCAGTTGTATTACCTACTGATCCTGCTAGTCTTCCTTTTGCCATTCCTTTTTGTCCTTCCTTGAAACTATCTACTACAGATATTCCAGACTTACGTGCAAAGTACAACCATTTAGTCACTGACCATCCAGTTGGAACTTTTGCTAAATCTAATTCAACGATAGAACCTAAGTATTTACTTAAAGCTTCATTTACTCTGTACCAAGAAATGTCATAAAGGTATTGGAAAGGTTTTGCTCTATCCACCATTGTAACTGCTTCTTCGTCACCTGTATTATATACTTGACCAACAATACCACATGAATTGTAGCTTGGCTGATCTAATTTATTGTATTGTATTTCTCTTGGCTTAATCTGTAAGTAAGTATCTTCACCTATCTTAACACCTTTCCACCACTGAGGAACCCACAAGGTCTTTGCAGTTTCTCCCATCTCTTTATCGATGATATAATCTTCAGACCTAAATTTTGTTTGTTCTTTTCCTAGCTCATCAAAGTAAGTTACCTTTATAACCTTCTTCATAGATCTCCAAAACATTCTAAGTACACGAATGTTTCCATTCCCATCTTTATATGTGTTTCTTCCTGCTTGATCTGCCTTGTCGTATATTCCAGTTGAGTCTATGTAAGAATCCATTCCTTCTCTATCAAGAAGTTTTAATCCGGCCACATCATCAACAGCTTCTGTAACACCATCTAAGTTGACGTTGTCTCCAGCCCATTCTCCTTCATCTAATTTTTTTACATCAAGGTCACTTAGGTCATTATAGAAATGATCTTGTATTTTACCAGGTGACCAGAAGTCATCAAGAACAATTACGTCTGAGTCTTCAATCTTGTTAGAGAATCCTCCACGTAGCGTATGTACTTTTAATGGATTAAGCTTTTCAAATGTTACTTCTCCATTAACTATGTCAAACATGTAAACTTCTTCTCCCATTATTAAGGCATCCTTGAAACCTTGTTGGAATTGAATTTTCATGTCAAGTTTACCAATGTAATGCTTCATTAAAAGATTAGCTCTTTTTTCACGCATATCTTGGTAATCAAAATTAATGTAATCACCATATTTTATTAACTCTTGCTCAAGCTCCTCATCAGACACTTCCGATTGTAGCATCTCCATAAGTCTAGCATCAACTAGCTTTTTCTTGTCTTCTTTAATTTTAGATAAAGTATCAGGATTAACTATCTGTACAGACCAGTCAAACTTTCTTCTCTTTTCTTCTCCAACTAATACATTAACTCTAGGAGTTATAATTGGATAATGTTGTATAGCATCAGGCACAAAAAATTGTTCCATACCTCCTGGGTTTAGAATCAATTTCATATCATTAACATCTACCTTACCGTTGTATAGGTTGAGGTTAATTCTTTTTTGCTTTAATTTTCTACGAACCTTTGAGTTGCTTAAGTAACTGTTATGGTCTGCCCAGTCCATGTGGTCTTTACGCCACTGCTTACCCTTTCTACTAAAAGGTATTTTTTGACTAGGAAAGTTTTTTGTATCTGACATATCTAAATATATTCTGTAAATTTAATCAATATTCTTCCTTTATTTGTTTTAATATTATAGCTAAAACCCATTAATGAAGCTCTTGTTGGGGCCTGAGCCTGTGGACATTTTGGTAACTGCATTTTTCCAGTTTTCATCAAGAAAAGGATCGTCATGAAAATAAGTATTTGAGTCTACTTCAGTTTGATCTTCAAAAGCATCTGTCATCTTTGCCCTATCTTCTCTTAATATCATAACCATGTCCATTGCAGATACCCTATCCGTGTTTATATCTGGATTCCATGCAATGCACTCTTTTATATATCCAATGCTTCTAATCCTTCTTAGATTAGGGATTGTAAAGTTACTAGACTCTCCAGTTTCTTCATCATATCTTTCTTCTTCATACGGAGCAAGTTGCCATTGTCTCTGAAGCGTTTTACCGAGCTTAATTACTTCTTTGGTTGTTCTAGTACCTTTTGCCCTATTGCCAAAGAGAGCACTCTTTACAATGTCCATGTCACGCAAAATCTCTGGACTATCTGCAAGCAGATACAAAGCATTACGATTGGAGAAGTAAGAAAACAATCCTTTCAGGTTATTCTCGTAATTTGATTGTGCGTTATAAAATGAAGTTAGTCTTAAGCATGTTTCATAAAACTCATCTGCCAATCTTGGACGACCAGTATATTCCGCAACAATCTTGTCTGTCCATAAATCAAATATAAGTATAGACGCTAATGACCCACCAATTGTGTAATCATTATCAATTGGATCTATTCCGCCAATGTATCTATTTTGAAACACATTACCGTCTCTATCTTTGTTAGGCATTTCAAATATCTCAATAGCTCCATCAGCACTAGTGTTTCCTTTTACTTTAAATGGAAACTCTCTAATAGGATTCTGATCAGTGCTGTTTACCCACTTAGTAAACCCTTCTTCATCATAAGACAAGCTTCCTATCCAGTGAGAATCACAGAATCTTTCCATGTTTGGCATTATGTCTTCTAAGTAATCTCTTAGATCTGCTACAGGAAAAGCTGAACCTTGCGTACGCATGATTGCTTCTTGTGGAGTAATAGGCTCCTCTGCTTTAGTCTGTACAATTGTGTTTAAGTCAGATGACCCATACTTTACCTTAGATCTATTCTTATTGATTTCAATCATGGCACCAATAACATCACTGTTACCATTCTTGTCCATTTTTCCACGAAAGTTAAGATACGTACCAAAGAAAAATGCACACTTACCTTTACCATTTGTATTCTTGTCAAACACATTAGGCATTGACATAATGTTATAACCATCTGAGTTATAAAATATTTCTTCTAATCCTTCAAATGCTCCACCTTCAACACCACCTGTACCACCGGCCATCATAAATCCAAATGCATATCCAGATTCTTCAACAGATGGTTGTGCAATCTTCCAAGCTGTAAGGAAGTCAGAGAATTTACCTGCTTCCTCCCAAAGTACTAGTGCACCCCTTTTTCCCCTTGCTTTCTGTGGATCATTCTTTAAGGTAACACCCATCACTTCGTTTAACACTCCAATCTCTGTACCACGGATGTTATCTTTACGACCCATCCTCCAGTGCATATCATTTAAAGAATCTTTTAAACTTCTAACTCTCGGCCATGGCGTATGCGTTGCATTCCAGTCAATTACGTTAACAAATTTATTTAAGATACCATCCTTGATTAGGTATTCTTTCTCATTAGCAATAGCAAATGATTTTACTTTCTTTCTAGCTTTATCTGTGTCTCCAAGTATAAAGTTCTTGGCCAACATGTTAGATGCTTTTACTGAATAACCACAACCCCTTCGTTTTAAGTTGGCACCATGCTTACCTTGTGCTCTTGCTTGTTCACAATAGTGAAAGAACCAGTAATCTGCATCATACACGTAAGCAAAGCCTTCAAGCCTGTCAGCCTGTTTAGTTCCTTTTATAATTTCTGCTCTAAGCAGTGGTGCAAAGTTTAATTGAAAGTAATAGTTACCGGGTATCCATTCTCCATCAGATTCTCTTATAAATCCTTCTCTGCATCTTCTTGCTTCTTCTTGCCAGAATTTATAATAAAGTGAATTGGTATTTTTGTTTGGAAACAACTTAGTGTAACACCCATGCTTTTCAAAGTAAAGAGCACTTGGTCTAAAATAGTCCATGTCTTCCAGTATATGCGGATCTGTTAAGTTAACAGCTATTCTACCATTTGGATCTGGTAATCTTAAATCCATATCAGGATCTTCACTTGATTCTGGAAGCAAAGGATTGTCCCATCTAATAAGATCTTTTACTTTGTTTCTTTTTGGAGAGGTAAGATTCTGTATAAACATTATAGAGTCTATACTATCAAGCAAGTCTTGCCTTTCTTCTCTTGGCATAGAAAGAAGAAGATCATCAGTAAGCTCTGTTTGAATACTATTAAATTTTCTCATATTCCATCATCATCAAACACAGAGCTAACTCTGTTTCCAGATTGAGCCTTAAGCATTTTTTCTTTTATTACTTCTTTCTCAATCTCATTCATTGCCTTAATGAGTTTAGGTATCTTTTCTACTGCTCCTGTTATTTTTCCAATGTCATGGATTGGCTTTTTAGTTCTTTCGTCCCTTTCATCCATATTAACATTATCAAGAAACTCAGATATCTTTTGAATAACCAACCTAGTGCTTTGGAGCAACTTAGTACTTGTAGTTTCTGATGCTTTTGTGTAATATCCTATAGCACGGATTAAATCTTTTCTTGTCCTGTCTAAACCTTTAGGCGGATCTAGTATTCTTATAATTTCTTCTGCTCTTTCGTCATTATCAAGTATGTGCATAAAATCACTTCTCTCATCTGCCATGTAATAAACATAAGACAATTCTGATGTAGCTTGTATCTTATCTTTAGAATCATCAGCATCCCATAAAGCCCTAAATGGTGCTATCATTAATGCTTGTGGGCTGAATGTTACTACGTTGTTTTCAATCTCAAATATATTCATAGTATTGCAATATACAAAAAAATAGCCCTACTGTCAAGTAGAGCTATCCTAATAAGTGTGTGACAATTCAGTTATTCTTTAACTTCTGCAAACTTACCTGCCTGTGCAAGACTAGCAATTGCAATGTTAAGTTTCTTTGATGCTCCACGAATTTCAAGAGTTTTTGGTGCTTTGTCAAGCATTAATTCTGCTTCTACCAACATATCGTGAATTTGCTCACTATAAGCTTTAGTTTGTACTACAGCTTTTGCTGATTTAACCTCTTTTGTTTTCTTTTTTTTGTCTTTAAACATTGTCTTTTATTTTTAATATTCCATTAGTATTTGAGATATACTTTATATCTCTTTCGCTTACGTACAGGTATTCTGTACCTTCAATTACCTCTATAGGCAATATGTATTCAAATTCTTTACTTAGCTTTTGAGCCATGTTACTCTCAAGTCTTTTTTTAAAGTTGTCCATATTTAAAACAACTTCCATACCAACACATACTTGTTGAGTGTGTGGCCCTACAGCTAATACAAATTGTTTTTCAGAAAAGTCTACATCCATATCTGTATCAGTTCCTTTTCCATACGATGCAGTTGGAAGATATATTCCATTCTCTGTTATCTTATTTCTTTTTGCTGTTAGAAAGATTCCTGCAAACATTGGATTTACATACGCTGGGATTGCACTTACATTGTGAGAGTCCTCGTATAACCTTTCCTTTACTGTCACCTCATCATTAAGAACTTTAGTTGTATCCTCAACAAGTCCTCCTGATCCTCTTCTAGATCTATCTCTAGTATTGAAGAAGTCTGCAACTCCAAGGTCTCTGGCTTCCTCTCCCTTGAGCCTTTCTACGTCCTTGGAGGCCTGACCTCTTTTAAGATTCTGCTTCTCCATTATTTTCTTCTATTTTTGTTTTGTAAGGTGCTGCGGCCATAAGTCCTTTTATTAATCCAGCGACTTCAATGTACGGCTTTGTTCCAAGATATTTTAAAGTTTTATTTAAAAGATCTTCTGTTGTTACAAATAATTTAGCTTCTTCCATTTTAATATTAATTAAAAATTAAATACCCTATTAATACTCCTATTGCAAATGCTACAATAGCTACTTTAAATACTACGATACCTATCCTGGTATAATCTTTATCTGTTATCATCTCTTATTGTTTTAGTTTTATTCTTTTTTTTCTGTATTTCGTTATACAAGTAATTTGATGCAAAAACTTTTCCTAATGCAGGAATGTTAAAGTCTTTTTTTATTTTATCAAATTCTTCTTTAGTCAACCCATCTTTAAAATCAAGTTCCCTTGTTTTTTTCTGAATAAACTCATAAGGTGCAGCCAGGAGCTTTTTCATTAAGCCAAGATCCATGTCATATTTCTTTGCTAGCTCTTTAGTTTTTTCTCCATCAACTATATTTGATCTATGTAGTTGATCTGCATAAGTTTTTTTCTTTGGTTTCATTTTTTTACTTCAAAATCAAATATTAACTTAAATCCATTTTCAGACATTTTAGGAATTAATACTGGATTTATTTTATTATCTTTTGTTATGACACTCTTCTTTCTCAAGGAAGTAAGTAGGTTATTAAAAACCTTTTGACCCATTCCTCCAAGATCTTCTCTTATTTTTGTTCTAGTTTGGGTGGAGAATAGAATCATGTCAACCATGTCTATATCCTTTATCTCTCTAGTCAATTCATATCGATAATATAACAACAGCCCTAATGCGTCTATTTCTTTTTGCCTTAATTTATGATAAGGCTTGAGAAGAGCCAACCAATATCTAAATATTGATTTCTTGTCTGTGTGTATTCTCTTTATGTTCATGTTGTTTCCTGCCGTCATACTGATTTATTTTAACTGATAGCTCATACTTGTTTTTTTCTTTAGATCCACTTATGACTGTGTTTATTAATAATTTTAATTTAGTCATTTGTTTATTCATCTCTTCAACTTGATTGTGAAACCAAGATGCTTTGATTTCCAGGACCTTAAGATCAGAGTCTATATATTTAGCTTTAAAAGCATTGTCTTTCCATCCGTCAAAACTAAATATATTCATGTTACTTATTATTTTTGGTTAGAAATTTATCACCATACTTCTCAGCATAAAGTTCTTCCCACTCTGCTAAATAAACTTTATCTAAATCTGTGTTTCCACAAGGAACGCAATAGTCCACATATCTTTCTTCTCCCCCTGGCCCATCTTCAAACTCTATAGTTTTAATGTGTATAGACATACACGTTTTGCAATAGGTAACCGGCTCTTGCTCGTATCCTTCTTTTGCTGTCATCATATTAAGTATTTTTAAATCGTTAATTACTTCCGTGTCATGCATTGGAAAAGGAGCCATTTGATTTTGCTGTTCTCTTCTTTCAATTTCTCGAATCAGTTCTTCATGTTTCATCTTATTTTATTGTTATGGCACATGCTGTAGTGAGCAATGTGCCTGAAACGCTAGCAGCACTTTCTAGTGCTATTCTTGTAACCTTTTTTGGATCAAGTATACCTGCGTCAATCATTTCTACATATTCATCTGTTTTTGCATTGTATCCGGTTCCTGTAGGCCTAGACATTACCCCTTCTATTTTCAAATCTGAACTAACACCTGCGTTATCGCATATTGTTCTGAATGGTGCCTCTATAGCTTTCATTATTAGTTGCACCCCTATTTTTTCATCGGTATTTTCTAACACGTTCACTACTAAGTCTTTGCAGTTGAGTAGTGCACATCCTCCGCCTAACACAACTCCTTCTTCAAGTGCTGATATTACTGCTTCCTTTGCATCATCAACTCTATCCTTCTTTTCTTTCATGTCAATCTCAGACTTTGCCCCAACTTCTATAATTGCTACGCCTCCACCTAATTTTGCCTTTCTTTCAAGTAGTTTGTCTACCTCAAATTTAGTTATCTTATTGTCAGCTATCTTTGCCTCAATTTCTTTTATCCTATCAGCTACCTCTTCTTCACTTCTTTTCCCACCCATTATCACAGTAGACATACCTTCAATCTTAACTGTTGTTGCCGTGCCTAATAGTTGTTCAATGTATTCTGATGTTATATCAGCCACCATATCAGCAGGAACTACTTGTGCTCCTACAATGATTGCTATGTCTTTAGTTAGGTCTGTTCTTAATGATCCAAATCCTGGTGCCTTTACTGCTGCAAGACTATGCCCACCCTTTAACTTGTTTAGTATAAGTGTTGACAATGCATCTCCGGCAATGTCCTCCGCTATTATAACTAAAGGTTTCCCTAGTTTTATTACCGGTTCTAGTACCGCCATTATTTGTTCTTTGGTTGTTACCTTTCCCTCTACTACTAGTATTAAGGGGTTCCTCATTGTTGCTTCTGCCTTATCAGGAGAAGTAGAGAAGAATGATGAGGCCATTCCTCTATCAAATTGTAATCCGTCTACTCTGTGAACTACAGTCTCAAAACCTGCACCTTCTTCAACACTCACAGCTCCATCTGACCCTACTCTTCTAAATGCCTCTGCAACAATCTTACCTATTTCAGGATCATTGTTTGCAGAGATAGTAGCAATGTGCTCTATCATGTCTGATCCGTGTGTTACCGGTATGGCCGAACTGTTAAGGTGACCTACTATTACCTGTGTAGCTTTATCTATTCCTCTTTTAATTTCTACAGGATTATATCCGGCAGCTACAAGCTTTAGCCCTTCACTTAGAATTGCTTGGGCCAAGACAGTAGCTGTTGTAGTTCCGTCACCAGCATCATCGTTAGATTTCTCTGCCACTCTCTTAACTACAGTTGCTCCCATGTTTTGTATAGGATCTTCTAGCTCAATCTCTTTTGCTACAGTAACTCCATCTTTAGTAACTTGAGGATCTTGATTGTGTCTCTGTATAATTACATTGAGTCCTCTTGGGCCCAAGGTTACTTTTACTGCATTGGCCAAGGCATCTACTCCGGCCTTGATGCCATCTCTTACTTCCTGGTCAAACTTAATTTCTGTCATTAATCTTGTATGAATTGTGTTGTGTATAATCCTTCTTCATTTGTTTCTTTATACATAGTGCCATTAACTATATAGGACTTCTCTCCTGTATTGTCAAAATAGACTGTTCCTGTTTCTTCAAGAAACTTTACTACTTCCGGATGTAGATTTATTGTTAATATCATATTACCAGTGTTTTTCTGGACAACCATTATCACTATCAAGACTTCTTGTCTTTGCTCCTAATGGGCATCCACACTTTAAACATCTATCTAATGCAGACTTAAACTTACATGCGTTGCATATTGTTCTTCTTGCTTCAAAGATCTCTTCATCTTTTTCATCGGACAACCCTAACTTAGATTTAACTAAGTTTTTGTATCCACTTACTATTTGACTAAATCTACTCATATATAAAAGTCTATTGGTTTAAGTTCTATTCTCATTTCTTTAATTATAAAGATTGTGTTTCCTCCAATCTTCATCCATCCTATCTTATCATGATTTAAAAAGAAATTAAACACTTTTATGTGCCAATCTCTGTTTGTCATTATTGTTATGCAGGTAGTTTCTCTTTCTTTTGCAAGATCAAGAATCTTCTCCAGTTTCTTCCTTATCTGAAACTGAGTGCTCAGTGATACTGTCATCTTTAGTAATTTTTATTAATTCTCCTTGAATAAGAGCATTTAGTTTATTGATCTCTCCCGCAACTTGCTCAGTAGTAATAGTTCCTTTGTTTAATCCATAGGCAACTCTCTCCTGTACCATTTTGCGTTGTGCAGATGATAAGGAAGATCCTTTGTGGAATATAAGTGCGTTGTGTTTTACTAGGTGGTCATTTGTTAGACCAAGTATTACTCTTTTAGAAGGAGCAAGCCTTAAGGTTTTTGCCAGGTCATCAGCAGTCATTTGTTGTTTAATGTCTTCAACTGTAATTTCTTTAGGCTCTTTTTCTGTACTCATTTTCTTTTAGGTTTTTCCAAATATATATTAAAAAAAACCTAAATCCTAATATATTCCATAAAAAAATGCCTAGAGGTATTATTCTCTAGACATTATATTTGTGAAACAACTTTATTAATATTAACGATTAAAAACACAAATCCCTTGAGAATCACTGGGTTAGTGTTCTCTGGAACAGTTTTCTTTATACCTTCCTTAAGACAGTGTAAAATTGCCAAGGACTGATAACATCTGTTATTTCAGAAGGAATTACTTGTTCCATATCCAGTCCAATCTTAAGCGTATAGTATAAAAGGTTTCCTGTGTATTCAACATTATTACTTAAACCTCCCTGATCATCTGTACCCTTTCAATATGTGTTGATTGATTAGCTGCAGATTTTATATCAGTTAAAACACTGTAATAACTATTTTGTAAAGATATATCTTATTTACCTATAATCCAAATTTAGATATCACCATCTTTTGATGTCTTCCAAGGAAGATTTCTTTTTGCAGTCTTTGAAGGCTCCATGGCTTTTAAGTAATCTACAGTCTTATCTACTTCTTTAGCTATCCACTCTTCGTCTTGTTCTGTTACAAAGTCAGCTGCAGCTTCTAGGAATGAGTTGTACAAGGTGTAATCTTTTGAGTTGTAATCTTCTGTCTCCATTACTCTTCTTCTTCTTCAAGTTCATAATCTGGCTTCTCTATTGAAAAGGCCATGCTTACTGTTATTAGAAAAAGGTGGAATTGAAAAGTATACATCTTAAAGATCCTTTTTTCATCATCAATCATTGCACTAAACATTACTGCTCCTGCATTAATTCCAAGAACTAGTCCACTTATCCACATCCATTCTACAGCACCCTTAAAGTAAGTCTTTACTATTGGAAATGCAATTAAGCCAAGTACTATTACTGCTTCTATAAATAATATCATATTTTATTTTTTAAATATATTTCTTTTATTAATCTTTTCAGATTCTTTCTTTTTTTCTAAATCCTTTATCTTGGTTTGCATATGGACAACTGCATTAGACAAAGTATTCATAGTTTTATTTAATTCCTCAAATGTAATCTCACCATCCGGAATACTAATTAAATAATTTGTATTGATACTAGTATGATTATTGATACCAGTATGATTAACTTGTATACCATTTAAGTAGCTATGGGTCTGGGTTAGAATTGGGTTTGATGTTGTGCTAATAGATCCATCTATTAAGTCGTTAAATTCGTATTTACTCATCTATGTATTTTTTAATTAATGCCTTAAATTCTTCAAGACTATTTACGTAATCAGAGAATACTACATCTCCAGCATCCTTTATTTCAAACAATCCTTTCATTATCATAGAAACTGAATAAGACTTACCCCACCCTTTACCCTTGATCCAGGAATCCTTCTTCTCATTGTATATGAAGCCTTTAGATGTTAAGTAATCTTTCCAATTCATGCCCAAATGTAAGTAAATAAATAATAATAGCCAAGCTTTATCAAAGGAAACACTATGTATATAAAATAAAAGAAAGATAACATTGCCAGTGTCCTAGGAAGTATAACCAACTCAATCCTGACTGTACCACCAAGCAGATATACAGCTGTACAGAATATTTTAGTGGCTATCTTGATCATACATAAATGTACGCTTAAATAGGCCCTAAATGAAATGAGTGTTATAGCTGAAATTTTTTATTTTTTTTTTTTTTTTTATTTTATATTTTTTTTTTTTTTTTTTTTTTTTTTTGAGACATAGTCGAGTGGTAATTTTTTTATTAATTTTTTTTTAACTTATAGTCGTATGCTTTATATTCTACAATTTATCCCCCGGTCAAAACAAAAATGGGATATAGGGGTATGGCTTTTGTGAAATAGAGTAACTTTTCAAAAAGTCACTTTTAGAATTACCACCTGTAGCCTACACACACAGCACTCGCTTCGCTCGTTTAAAAACCTCATCACTACACAACACGCAATGTGGATGGGTAACACAACAACAAACCCCTTCGGGGAGATGATCTAGTATAACCTTATTTATATATTGAGTTGTATGATTACATACCTCGACCTCTAAGGGGGTGTGAAGACTAACGGCAATAATGCTGTTAATGCTTGACACCTACGAGAGGGTTACACGTGTAAGTGGACTAATTAGCTCGAGCTATTACGTCACACCTCTACTAAGCCAATGCGTGGGGCTAGTGTATTGTGAGTGGTCAGCCTGGTGCTACACTCACATGCACTATTAT